GGCCGAACGCAAGGGCGTCAAGCTCCTGATGCTCGGCAAGTCCGGCATCGGCAAGACCACCCGACTCAAAGACCTCGACCCGAAGACCACGCTGTTCCTCGACATCGAGGCGGGCGATCTGGCCGTGGCCGACTGGCCGGGCGACACCATCCGTCCGGCGTCGTGGCCGGAGTCGCGCGACTTCTTCGTGTTCCTCGCCGGGCCGGACAAATCGTTGCCGCCGGAGTCCGCGTTCTCGCAGGCGCACTACGACCACGTCATCGAGAAGTTCGGCAATCCGGCGCAGCTCGACCGCTACCAGACCTTCTTCCTCGACTCGATCACGCAGCTCTCGCGCCAGTGCTTCGCGTGGTGCAAGACGCAACCGGGCGCGGTCAGCGACCGCTCCGGCAAGCCTGATCTGCGTGCCGCCTACGGCCTGCTCGGTCAGGAGATGGTCGGTGCGCTCACGCACCTCCAGCACGCGCGCGGCAAGAACGTGGTGTTCGTCGCCATCCTCGACGAACGCCTCGACGACTACAACCGCAAGGTGTTCGTGCCGCAGATCGAAGGCAGCAAGACCAGCCTCGAGCTGCCCGGCATCGTCGATGAGGTCGTGACGCTGGCCGAGATCAAGGCCGAGGACGGCAGCGCCTACCGCGCGTTCGTCACCCACACCGTCAATCCCTACGGCTTCCCGGCCAAAGACCGCAGCGGTCGTCTCGACCTGCTCGAACCACCCGATCTCGGCGCGCTGATCGCCAAGTGCGCGGGCGCAGCGATGCCCGCCAGCGCCGCCATTCCCCAATCCATCGAATCTCAGGAGTAATCGCCATGACCACGCAGAACTGGAACGACTTCAACGACGCCGAACAGCAGCAAGGCTTCGACCTCATCCCCAAGGGCACCATCGTCCCGGTGCGCATGACCATCAAGCCCGGTGGCCATGACGATCCCGAACAGGGTTGGGGCGGCGGCTACGCCACCGAATCCTTCGAGACCGGCTCGATCTACCTCGCCGCCGAGTTCGTCGTGACCGCTGGTGACCACGCCAAACGCAAGATGTGGTCGAACATCGGCCTGCATTCGAAGAAAGGCCCGACGTGGGGCCAGATGGGGCGCAGCTTCATCCGCGCCGTGCTCAACAGCGCGCGCAACGTCCATCCGCAGGACAACACGCCGCAGGCCGCCGCCGCGCGCCGTATCCAGGGCTTTCACGAACTGGACGGCATCGAGTTCCTCGCCCGCGTCGATGTCGAGAAGGACGCCAAGGGTCTGGATCGCAACGTCGTCAAGCTCGCGGTCGAACCCGATCACCCGGACTACGCCAAGTATATGGGCGTGCCGCCCAAGGCCAAGACCGGCGGTGGCAGCTCGGGCGCACCAGCGCAGGCGGCTCCGGCCTACGCCACGCCCGCGCCGCAGCGCGTGGTCACCGGCAAGCCCGCTTGGGCGCAGTGAGGGGGCGAATGAAATGCTGGGTCTGCAAACGACAGGCGCGCGGGTACGGCCATACGGATGGCCGTTTCAAACCCGGCGATCCGCGCCACTACGTGCTCGACTGGGTGTTCTGCTCGCGCCGCTGTCAGGACGCCTTCCACATGCTCTACGGCAACTGGGCGCGCGTGAAGGACGGGCGCACGGACGCATCGGAGGTCGCCATGATCGATCCGTCTGATGTCGAACTGGGCGCGATGAAGAAGTGCCTCAAGGCCTTCGGCGAAGCGGCAGGTGAAATCGGCTTCGACAAACCGCTGGGCGACTACGCCGAAGCCGAGGCGTTGCGCGTCATCGACGCCATCGTCAGCTGCTACACCGAGGCGATGGTCGCGCACCACGAAGCGACCAAGTACCCGCCCGTGCGCGGCATGGAGCCGACGCCCGATCCGTTCGGCTTCTCCGATCTGGAGGACAAGGCGTTCTGGGACGAGCCGAAGGGGAAGAGGTCATGATGGACTTCAATTCCTCGGCCAGCGTCTCCGGCCAGATCACGGCGCTGATCGACATCGGGATGCAGCGCGTGCGCGAGCAGCAACCTTCGCGCGATTACCTCGGCGCATCCCGTCTTGGCATCGAGTGCGAGCGCGCCTTGCAGTTCGAATACGCCAAGGCTCCCGTGGATCACGGGCGCGACACCGGCGGGCGGATGCTGCGCATCTTCGAGCGCGGCCACGTCATGGAGGACTGCATGGTTGCGTGGCTGCGCGCGGCGGGCTTCGACCTGCGCACGCAGAAACCCGATGGCGGCCAGTTCGGGTTCTCCGACGCGCACGGTCGGCTGCGCGGTCACATTGATGGCGTGCTCGTCGGCGGGCCGGAGGGTTTCCGCTATCCCGCGCTGTGGGAGAACAAGTGCCTCGGCGCGAAGGCGTGGCGCGAGCTGGAAGCCAAAGGCCTCGCGGTCGCAAAGCCGGTGTATGCGGCGCAGGTCGCGCTGTATCAGGCGTACCTGCAACTGCACGAACACCCGGCGCTGTTCACCGCGATCAACGCCGACACGATGGACATCTACGTCGAGCTGGTGGACTTCGATCCGTCGCTCGCGCAGCGCATGACCGACCGCGCGGTCAAGGTCATCTCCGCAACCGAAGCCGGTGAGCTGCTGCCGCGCAACTTCAACGACCCCACCCATTTCGAGTGCCGCATGTGCGCGTGGCAAGACCGCTGCTGGAGGCCGACATGAACCACACCCCTTTGAATCAGGTACTCGGCGAGCAGTTCATCGACGCGCGCCAAGCGGCGCTGATGTTCAACCTGCCGACCTACTGGCTCTCCCAAGCCAAGGAGCGCCAGCAGCGCCGCATTCCGCACTACCGCGTCGGCAAGCTCGTTCGCTTCAAGCCCAACGAACTGGAAGCGTGGATCGTCGCGCAGCAGCCCTCCGGCGAGGAGGCTGTGGATGCTTGATTTCAACGACACGCACACCCCTGTTCCTCGTGACCTCGACGCCGAACGCGAAGCGATCCGCGCCGAACTGCTGGCGCGGCTGGAATCGGTGCTGGCCGCACTGTTTCCGGCAGGCCGCAAGCGCGGCGGCAAGTTCCTCACCGGCGATGTGCTCGGCAGCCCGGGCGACAGTCTGGAGATCGTGCTCGATGGCGACAAGGCGGGACTGTGGACGGATCGCGCCACGGGTGACGGCGGCGACGTCTTCGCGTTGATCGCCGCGCATCTCGGCATCAATGCCCACGTCGAGTTTCCGCGCGTGCTCGACGCGGCGACCGAACTGCTCGGGCGTGCTCCGACAGCACCGGCGCGCAAGACGAAGAAGGAAGCACCCATCGATGACCTCGGCCCGGCCACCGCGAAGTGGGACTACCTCGACGCCTCCGGCAAGTTGATTGCGGTCGTCTACCGCTACGACCCGCCCGGACGCAAGAAGGAATTTCGCCCGTGGGACGCGCGCCGCCGCAAGATGACTCCACCCGATCCGCGCCCCCTCTACAACCAGCCGGGCATGGTCAGCGCATCGATGGTGGTACTGGTCGAAGGCGAGAAGTGCGCGCAGGCGCTGATCGACACGTGCATCGTCGCCACGACCGCGATGCACGGCGCGAACGCACCGGTCGAGAAAACCGACTGGTCGCCGCTGGTGGGCAAGGCTGTGCTGGTCTGGCCCGACCGCGACAAGCCGGGCTGGGAGTACGCGACGCAGGCGGCGCAGGCCATCCTGTCGGCGGGCGCGAAGACCTGCCATATCCTGTACCCGCCCGAAGAAGCGGCGGACGGCTGGGACGCGGCGGACGCCGTGGCCGAAGGCTTCGACGTCGCGGCCTTCCTCACGCACGGCCCGCGCCTCCAGATGCACGACGTCGCCGATGACACCGAGCCGGTCGTCAGCAGCGACGAATCGGTGTGGGGCACGGAGGATGCGCTGGCGCTGGCCTTCACCCGGCGCTACCACCGTGACTGGCGCTATGTCGCGGGCTGGGGGCGCTGGCTGGTCTGGGACGGCAACCGCTGGCGTACCGAAGACACGCTGGCTGCGACCGACTTGATCCGCAGCGTGTGCCGGCATGCCGCCGTGCGCGCCGACAATCCCAAGGTGGCGGCCAAGCTCGCCAGTTCGAGCACGGTCGGTGGTGTCGAACGGCTGGCGCGCGCGGATCGCAGGCACGCGGCCACCACCGCCGAATGGGACGCAGACCCGTGGTTGCTGAACACGCCCGGCGGCGTGGTCGATCTCAAGACCGGCAGGCAGCGCGCACACGACCGCGCCGACCGGATGACCAAGATCACCACGGCCACGCCCGGTGGCGACTGTCCGATCTGGCGGCAGTTCCTCGCCGAGGTCACGGGCGATGACGCCGAGCTGCAAGCCTACCTGCAACGCATGACCGGCTATGCGCTCACCGGCTCGACGCAGGAGCACGCACTGTTCTTCCTCTACGGCACGGGCGCGAACGGCAAGTCGGTGTTCGTCAACACGCTGGCCACGATCCTTGGCGACTACGCGGCCAATG